GAGTTTTGTGTTTTAAGTCCTAACGGAGAGGACACAAGACATCCTGTGTGCAGCGAATGAGACAATTAGTTTGCTGTGTGCTCCTTTGCTTGGCGTTGGTTCAACTATCGTCTTCCGTGAACTATTATGGTGTCGGAAGTGGTGTTAGTGGACTATTCGCGGGATCGTCATGCCGTTACGCGTGCAGCGCAGTGGGTTTTCTCATTGCCAGCACGGCTGGACGGGGTGTGTCCGTGGGTGCGAGAGGAGGAGTGTTCCCTGCTTTGTCAGGTTATCTGTTTCTTCAGATGGCTGGCGGAGTGGAAGCGTTGGGTGGCGTGCCTTCTGCCATCGAACGAGGTTCGTGGAATGCGAACGGAGATTGGAGTCCAGGAAGCACAGCTGGGCGTAAATTCTCCGATCAACCGAAGTTGGATGGAACTAAGGAGTTTGGCGGTTTTTGTGAGCGTCATAGTTTGCGGTGTTATACTGTCAGTCATAGGTTTTTTGCGTCACAGGCGTGCGCTGAGATCTACTCGACTACTGACCGTTATGGGTTTAGCCCAGTTACTCATCGTGACTATTGCAGGAATGACTGTTACTTTAACAGATTTCTTGTGTGTGATCAGTTTAATGGAGCTGGTTACTTTAGAAATGGCAGTCTTGCTGGAAAGCTTTTTGGAGTTTTTCGAAATGCGACGAAATCGGCTGGTGCCCGTCTCGATAAGTTGATTGAGACTGGTGAATTCGGTGAAATTGAAGTGTTGCCTGATGAAAAGGAGATCGAAAGGGTCTGGGAACTTGTTTTCCCATTGGTCCCTTTAGGTCTTGTTGGAATCATTGCAATGTTGAAGTTCGCCAACGTTGCACCGGTTAAGATCCTTCTGATTACGACCCTGTTCGTATTGATTACGTTGGGTTGTGATTTGGAGGCGGTACTTACGATTTGTGCGGTAGTAATGATGCTATTCACAATGCTTGCTCCTGCTCGCAACGAGTTTCTAAATTCGCTGTCAGTCACGATAGCGACTGTGATACTCTTTGTGTCCATTGCCTTCTTTGTCGATAACCAGATTGTGGTGATTGGTTTCGGTTTCTTATTGTGTGGTGGTCTTGTCTTTGAGTTGTTTAAATACGCTCGAAGTACGCGCGCAGCGGATTCAACATTCGTGTTGTTCTTCGTTTGCCTTGCCATTTATCTCATTGACTATGTTAAAATTATCAATGAGACGAAAGGCGTGAGCAATGCGTTGCTTGATTGTCTGCATGGTGTAGGTGCCATTATGGTGCCTTACGGAAGAACGAAGTCTGTGTTACTTAACGACCTTATTTTAGGCGTTGACCTTTACAGATGGATTCTCCGTTTTCATGAGTTTCCGAAAATCATAGCCGTGGGGTTTGGTTTCGTGGCATTTGGTTTCTTCTTGGCGATTCGTGCTGTTGTGGCATGGAATTCCGTTCCGAATTTGCGTACTAAGTATGATCTTGGTAACGTAATGACGGGACTTTACGTTTATTGCATTGATGTATTTCAATGGACTTGGCTGTTCTACTATATCATCGGTAGTGAAAGTTGGAACTACAAACGTGGTTTCTACAGTCTCTTCAACGCGATTTTGATCGTTGCGGAGTTCAATTACGCCCTTGATTTTCTAGTGGTAAGATTCATGCTGTGGGTTGGTGAGAAAGTTTTCTTTCAAACTGGTTACCTCAAGATGACCAGACTGCTTAATGCAGGATGTGAAATTGAGTTGGATCGCAAGATCTTTCCAGTTAAAGGAGCCTTCCCATGGCTTGACGTCAGCAACTTGTTGAACATTGTTGATAATGTGAAGGGTATTACTTCATTTGCCAATGGTGTCACAAGGGCTGGTCAGTGTCTGGTCCGTCGTGATGAACGTGGAATGACTAACATCCTGACTGTGGATCATGTCGTTGGGTTATCCAAAGACGTGTCCGTAGGTGGTGTTGGTGTCGGTTTGTTTGAGACGCGTAGTTACAAGGGTGTTGACCCTGTGATTGCGTTGAATGCTAATGTTGATGGTGGCACTGATGTGCCGATTCTCTCAAAGAATGAAACGAGTTCAGTGAAACATCTGATCGTGATTCATTCAGACAAAAGGTTGTGTTTTATCGATAGGTTCAAATTTGGACGTGTTGGTGAAATTGAAGCCGTTGTCAACTTGCGCGCTGGTGATTCGGGTGGTCCGATCATAGGCGTGCTTAGTAACGGAGAGTTTAGGTATGTTGGTGCCGTGTCGCGCGGAAGTTTTGATGATGGCTCAGCCAATTTCATTTCTTCCGTGCTACATGAGGGTGGTTCATATTCTCCCGGTTCGGAGGGACGATTTATGGACAGGTTTGGTAACAAGATGGCTGAATGGGAAATCAGCTCTAAAGTTACCGAACTGCTGGGTGAACATGCTGCCGATTTCGAATTATACGAACGCAAGGAGATGTCGCGTGATAGCTTCAAACGAGCTAAAGGCAAATCTCGTGCAGCGCTTGATGCGCTAATTTCGGTCGGTGGGTTTTCTGACAAAGAGACTTCGGAGATACGCGGTGCGTTCGAAGAGGGTCAAATTGTTCGTTTCAATATGGCGCGTAAAGCGGCAGAATGAGACGCCCAGGTTGTATGTTGCATTTATAAAAGTTAAATAGGAATAAAAATTAGTTAGATGTCGCGTGCTTTTCTTTCCCTGAAAAGGAGGGTTGCCATAATAATGGTGGGAAAAGTTTTATATTGCATGTGTTGCGCATCTTACTGATGAATGATAAATTCTGACGTTGATGGGTGAAAAAAAAAAAAAAAAAAAAAAAAAAAAAAAAAAAAAAAAAAAAAAAAAAAAAAAAAAAAAAAAAAAAAAAAAAAAAAAAAAAAAAAAAAAAAAAAAAAAAAAAAAAAAAAAAAAAAAAA